TTATTCATATTTACTAAATATGGATTTCATGGATATTTTAATGTACTTTATTACATTTTATATGGATTGTACAGAATGTTCATGTTTTTCATTTTTGTAGTTCCGAATTGTGTTCAAGTTATTAAAAATCCGGAAACTTATGTTTCTTTGAAGAATAATTTATTTTATATTTCTGGATTTATTATGAATCCTATTATTGAAATGAATGTTAAAGCATTTAATTATGTATTAAGTAATAATAAACTATTTAGTACTGGAATAATTCTTTTTAGTTTATTTACAATTTTAATCATTAATAAAGTATTGAAAAAAAAATAATTTTTAATTGTTTAATTTAATTTTATAATATTTTGACAGCTTAGAAATGATGACCTATTACAATTTGTTGATATTGATCATGGAATTCCTTAGAATACACATATTCTTCAAGGTCTGGTTCAAAGCTGTCATCTTTTTCGACGTCTTTTCCGAAGACATAATCATGAGATCTTATTTTTTTTAATAATATTAGAAATTCCCTTGCTTTATTTCTTCTCTTTTTACTTGGTTCAAAAGTATAGTAAGACTTTATTAGAGACTCTACAAATTTTTCTGCTTCTTGATAAGTAGAAAATTCTCCTCTTATTGTATCATTATCCAGTACCAAATATTCAATATTTGAAGTACTACATTCATAATTTGGAGTCATATATTTAATTATTGGATATTTTTCAATAACTACCATATCATTCTTATTTGCATATTCTATTGCTTCATCTAAAGAAGATGCTTTGAAGGTTGTATGTTCATAAAATTCAGACATCGAAAAAATAGTAATAGAAATAACTTTACAATTTCTTGAGTGTAACTTTATTCTATGATAAAACATAATAATTTTTTTTAGGAGGTATCAATTTTTTTTTTCAGAAAAATATCCTGGACATTATTAGTTAATTAAATGAAAACTAAATAATTTTTGATTATTTTATAGTTTAATTTTTTATAATTTGATGACTTAGCGAATAAGTCTTATTAACCATATTCTGCATATAAAATTTTGAAGGCATCAGATTCAAGTAATATGTCAACGTCAGCATCAAAACGTTTATCTTCATCGATGATATAATCATCATCATAAAGAATTGTTTTATGGATTATTACCCATTCCCATGCTTTTTCTTTTTTCTTTTTAATTTCCGGATTCCCGTTCTTACTAGAAAACAACTTTGTGAATATTTCATATAAATTTTTGAATTTAGAATGTTTCAGAAAATTGTCAACGTCTGTTTCCAAGCCATCTTTATTTTTCATATAACCATAAAAATGCCAGAGAATGGTGTAAGAGACCGTTAACCATTCCTCTGCTTTTACTCTTTCTAAGAGTTCATGAATTTCCAGATTCCCGTGCTTACAAGCATACTCTGCGAATTCTTCTGCTTTAAGACGAGAAGAAAATTCTCCTATTATTTTATGAAACCCTCCCATTACGTAAAACTTTCCATTTAATTCAAGTATATAAGGCATGACTTCACAATTTCTTACGTATATTGTGTTTATTGTCCGTTAAAATGTAATAATTTTCCTTAGAAGGTATCAATTTTTTTTTTTCAAAAATATTTTGTAGATTATTAGTTAATTAAATCTTAATTTTATAAATATGCACCCTATTTTTATGATAAGTAATGTATAAAAATTTATTTTTTATTATTCATTAAATATTAAACAATATGATTGAGTTTATAAATAAAAATAAAGTTATTAGTAATATTATGTGTAATTTTATAAAAAATAATAAAAATGGTCTATTATTACAAAATCCTATTTTAGATGACAAATTGATTTAGATTATTCAAAAACATTATTAAATAATGGAGATTACATATTTTTATTTGGTGATGAATTGGAATCTTATTTATTAAATAATAATGGTATTAATACATTAGTTTATATAAATGATTTTTTAGAAATTTATGGACATTATTTACTTAAAAATTAATTTTTAAATAAATATAAAAAATGATGCATAATGAATTAATTAATTATAATTCTGTCATAGATTCTGTGATTGATTCAGCAAAGATAAAGACGGAAGATCATAATATGTTGTCAGGAATCATTCACGATAAATTGAAATTAGGACAATCTGATGGGTCACCATGTGTGCCAAAACGGCAAAATTATATTGATGCGGTACAAAGAAGGCGTCAAGAAAGTATGAATGAACTGAATACTAAGAATATGAGTGTAATGTATTCATCAAGTGATTTTGTTCATCATTTTATTCTCTACAGAATGGATGATGGAAGAATCGCTGATGTCTACATAAAACTCACAGCAGACAAAAATGTGGATGTCTTTGAGTATTCTGTTGTTCAAACATGAATGTTTTGTGTGTTTTTAACAAAAATGTATTCACATCATTAATTTGTTAAAAAAAATTATAACTCCAAGTAATAAAATCTAAAGCAAAAACATGAAATAAAAAGTAGCACATACCATAATAACTAGTTTTATATAATAAATCATCAGATTTTATTTTATGTAAATGCATAACTACGTAAAGTGCTGAACATGCAACTAAAAACAAAGTAATTAATACTAATTGTTGAATCATAGATTTATCTTCTTTTTTTAGTAAATATAAAATGGATAAGGGCATCCAGAAAATAGAAAATATAACAATACATAATAAACCACATAATATATTATCTTTCATATGCATGTCTATGGATTTTGAAGTATTTACATAATATAAAGTAGTTAAAAATGGAATAGCACAAAGAAAAATAGAAAGTGTATATACATTTTTGAGATTTCCTTTAATGGAACCCCATAATTCATTTACATATGGAGTTTGAGTTCCTAGACGATAATAAGAATATAGTAAAAAAGCTCCAAAAACTAAAATGAAAACATTTTTGAGATTTGGATATTGAGTCATAAGCATTTTATTTATTATTAATTAGATTTTTTTTTCGATAAATAGTTATAAAACTATAACTATTTATATAACTAAATAATATGAATTTCGACTTAATTACTTATTTAATAGGAAGTTTTTATATAATCAATACATTATTTCACGTATCAAATAAATTAACAAGTTATTTATTTAAAAAAGAAATTATTAAATTACCTATGTATAAATATGATAAAATAAATGAGGTTATCTATTCTAGTGCTCATTCTATATTAGTAACTTTTTTCTGTTATTTATGTTTTGATGTACATACAATTGATTATTATAACTATTTTAATTATCAATTAATCAATAATGTAAAAGATAATGATTTAATGATTGTAACATTTTCTTTAAGTTTATCTTATTTTGTAATTGATTTCTTTAGATGTATTTATCATAAAAAATATTTATTTATTATTCATCATTTATGTGCATCTTTTTTATTAGCACATCATTTATATTTAATAGAAAATAAATACAATCAAGGTATTTATGCTGTACATACATTATTTTTATTAGAATCAAATAATATATTATTAAATATTGGATTTTTATTAAAAGAATTTAAATTTCATTATTCAATAACATGTACTTCATGGATTATTCATTTATTATGTTTTTTCTTATTTAGAATTATTCAATTTCCTAAAGTATTTATTGTATATGTATTAAATGATTTTAATATGTTACATGTATTAATACAAATTCCAAATATAGTAATTATTTATATGGGTTCATTATATTGGAGCGTGCGACAAATAAAGGGAATTCATAAATATTTAAAAGAAAATAGTTCTATTTAAGTAAATAAAAATGTAAAATAGTTATTTTTATAAAAAAAATATTTTTGCTAAAAATAGAATGAATCAAACAAATAAAATATTTGTATTAGAACCACGTTCAGGATTATGTAATCAATTAAATTGTATTGCTATAGGTTTAGTTATTGGTTTAATATATGAAAGAAAAATATATTTTCATAAATTTCAATTAGACTATATGGATATGAATAATTTAATTGATTTTGAATCTATCATAAATATTGACCATTTAAATAAAATATTAAAAGAATATAAAATAAATACAAGTATTATTAAAAATAATGAGTTAAAAAAATATAAAATAAATATTACTGAAATAGATGAAATAGAAATATTAAATACAAATAATGAGCTTATTTACAATATAAAAAATATTTTTCCTCATATTAATTCCAATAAATTAAATAATTTAAATAAACAACTATTAAATTTACAAAATCCAATTAATACAATTATTCCAGAAACATATAAAAATTTTTATAATTATATTAGACTAAATATTAAATTTAATCAAAAATACATAGATATAGCATATAAGATTATTGATAATTTTGAATTAACTAATTTTTGCTGTATTCATTTACGATTAGAAGATGATGCAATTGAATATGTAAGAAATAATAATGATTTTGATTATATAAATGATATATATAAGCAAATTTATATTCAAGAATTAGAAATATTAAAAAAATCTGATGTAAAAATATATGTTTGCACTTCATTGGGTTTATTTGAAAACAAAAATAATTTGTTTTATAAAATTATAAAAAAACAATATAATTTAATTGACAAAAATGATATATTGAAAAATTTAGAAAAAAATTTAAATCTAGATTTAGATTTTAGTGAAATATTACAACAAAGAGAAATTTGCGGAATTATTGATTATTTAATTGCTCTTAAATCTGATTATTTTGTTGGATGTGATTGGTCATCATTTAGTATATTAATAAAAGATAATCATGAATTTTATAAAAAATCTTTTAACTTATTAAAAATATGGGATACTGTTTATCATTTATAAAAATTATGAATTATTTAATTCATTTTTTAACTAATTAATTTTATTAATTGATATTAACGCATTTGTTGCATCAGGAACATAATTTGATATTAAACTTATATCACCACATGATACATTTTTTATTTTTAATGTATCATTTATATTAAAATTATCACTAAATGAACATGGTACAACCATACTATGAGCTGTTGTTGTACCTATTTTATCTATACCTTTTTCTGAAATTAATATAGATTCTTTTTTTTTATTTTTTATTAATTCTATATCGAATTTAATAGATTCTAATCTTGTATTTTCAATATAAATATTAAAATTAATAATATATAATCCTTTTTCTAAAAATGTAAAAACACCATTATTATATTCTATAAATTCTTGATTAATAATAACTTTATCAAATAATAATAACTCATTATCTTTAATTATACTTTGTTTTTTGTTCACTAAAGATATATTTGATTCATAATTAATATTTAATTGACAAGCAATGCTTTCATTAACATTACTTAATAATCCTATAACTTTATTATTTGCTACTGAATTAGAACTTATTATATAATCTTGATTTTGATTTAATAATACAAAATTATTGGTATTATAAGAAAATGTTCCATCTTTATTTCTACTTATTTTACCAAAATAACCTTGTGGTAATTTAGATTTACTTAAATCTAATATATCAGCATTAATAGAATATGTATTATCATCATTTTTAAATATTCCTTGGAAATGAGTTACTAAGTTATTTAATGTAATTGATGTCCAATTAAAAAATATATTTTTATTGGCATTATAATCTACTATAAAAGCTTTTCCAATAGGATATATAACCCCATCTTTAATTATATCTATTAATTCTTTATTTATTTTTGTATCAGTATATCCTCCTACTATAGTATAAATATTATTACCATTATACCATATACCATATGATGTTGTTGTAATAGATTTTGGATATTTTATAGTCGTTTTTATTTTATTTAAATCATTTACATCATATATATAAGATATTGTATCATTAAGATTATTTGCACCATTACCAACAAATAAATTATTTGAGTAAGAATGAAAAAAATTTGTTTTATAATATTTATTTATTAATGGATATTTAATATTATTTGGATTATTTAAACCTTGAATTTCACCTTGATAAATAAAACCTTTTATATTTTGTTTATAATCTAAAAAACTACCAACAAATGTATATATATTAGATTTATTATCATAATTTGGACCATATATAGATGTAGCTATACCTATAGATTTTGGTACATTTAGTAAATAACTTTTTCCATCTTTACAATTAATATTTCCAATATAAATAATTCCATATCCTGTATTTGGATTTGGATTTGTTGTTCCACATATTAAATATACTTCATTTCCTAAAGATCTTATACCTTGCCATACATAAATACCTTTAGTCATCTCGCCTTGTGGTGTTTTAACTAAAAGATTTTTTGAATTATATAAATTAATATTTGTACGCATTTATAATATTAAATAATACTTTTTTTTATTTTCTTAATTTTTAATTAATTAATTTAATTAATTAATATATATTCTAAACATTCTTTAATAGTATCATTTTGTGACAAAATACACTGAATTTCTGCTGGTGATATTGAATAATCTTTTATGTCTTCAATAGACTTATTTGAATCTGTTTTAACTTCTTTTACTTGTTCTTCTGTTGAATCAAATTTAAGTTGAAGCATTTCGCAAATAATTTGTTTTGAAGCTTTTTTAAATTCATATTTAAAATCAATTCGTCCAGGACGAATAAGTGCTTCATCAATTTTATCTGGATGATTTGTTGATAAAATTATCATCACACCATATAACTCAATGATTCCATCTAAAATGTTTAAAAAACAAGATAAATCAAATCCTTTGTTTTGCGACGAAATTATTGTTTTTAATTGTTCACTAAGAATTTTATCATTACTTTGACTATTTGGAGATTCTGGTTTATCAGTTATTAATGTAAATGATTCATCTTTACTATCTTTACTATCTTTCCTTTCTTTAATGGATGATAATTTTGTAGCATCACAATCTTCCAAAATAAAACATAATTTTTTACCGTCATATGTTTTATTATTAATTTTTCTATTTCGAAATACATTTTCCAATTCTTTATTAGATTCAATATTACTTAAATTAATAATAATTCCATGTCTATTTGTTTCTTTTAAAATTGCCTTTATTGTACTGGTCTTACCAGTTCCAGGACTACCAGAAAATAAAATACCTGCTTTGTAAGGAATTCCCATTTTTGTATATTGTTGAATAATTTTTTCATCAGGGTTTTCCTTAAACTTGCTTACATAATTTTTTAGTTTTTCCTTGTTTTCAATAAAAACATTATCAAAATTCTTATTATGTTTATTCACATATTCAGAATAAATTAACTTTGTTTCATCATCAATATTTTCAGTTTTTTGATATACATAAATATATTGTTTATCATCTTTTTTCGATATTTTATCAATATAATCTTTTTTAATCTTATTTAAAAATTCATTCAAAACTTGGATTTTTTTGATTTTATCAGTTTCACCATCAAAATGACAATATAATAATGCTTTTAATTCTTTTGAATTATCATTTTTATCATCTTCACTTGAATCTCGATAATTTGTCATTTGTAAAAATATTTGATTTTCAATAGAAATTAATGAATCTTCACAAAAAGATGGTATAAACTGATAGCGTCCATCATCATCAATATCATCAAATCTTCTATGAAAAGACGTATCTTTCAATTGTGTAGTCAATATTTCTCTCTTTTTTTGTATATTTGTATTTTTTAAAAAATCTAGTAACGCAATAAATTCTGTACTGTAAATTTTCTTTTTTTGTGTCTTTTCAGAGTAACCAATTTGATTAATTACTGTATGTGTCGTTAATTCAATACTTATTATATTATTTGAAAAATAATAATCAATAAATTTTTTAGTATTATTTTCAATATATATTTTAATTGAATTTTTATCAATCGCATTGACTACAAAAGATATTAATGTATAACCTAAAATTAATAATATCATATAATGATTATTTAATGAATCCATTTTGAATAATGTACCCAAAAAAAGTAAGTGCGGAGAATTTAAAAAGTCCATTTCTGTAATACAATATTAAGTATTGAATATAATTATATGAATATAACTAATCTTTATATTTATTTTTATGAAAATTTTCAATTTTTTTAAATAATAAATAAAAATAATAAATAAAAAATTATAAATAAAAAATTATAAATAAAAAATTATAAATAATAAATAATAAATAAAAAATAATAAATAATAAATAATAAATAAAATAAAATATCTAAATTATATATATAATGTCAAAACTTAATAATGTAGCCAATTCAATTATGTCTAATCCTTTAGTATTAGTAGTTATAGCACTTTTCGTTCTTTTAATTATTTTAGCTATTATTAGAGCCTTTTTACCAAGTTTCAGTACTGGAGTTGGATTAAATGCTCATTTTGGTTCTATTAAAGGTGGAGTTAATCTTGAAGCTTTTGAAAATGAAAATAATTCTGCTAATGATCCTAGTTTAGTTGTTTTTAAAGCTGAATGGTGTGGTCACTGTAAAAGAGCTATGCCCGAAATTCAAAAATTAATGGATAAAAACTTAGATAATGTTAAAATTATTGTAATTGATTCTGATAATCAACCTGATTTAGTTAAAACTCATGGTGTTCAAGGATTTCCTACTATTAGAATGTATCCTCAAGGTTTAAATAATAAAGAAAATTATACTGATTATGAAGGAGAAAGAAATTTTGAAGGAATTACAACATTCTTAGAAAGACTCTTGAGAAACTAAATACTTGAATAAATAAAAATATTTTTGAAGTAAATATCTTTTTTTCATTAATTTTATTTTTTTTTTAAAAAATAAATGTGTTTTTTTATTTCCTTTATTTATTAAATTTTCTTTTTCATCATTATTCATTTTTATATTTGTATGCATTTCATCAGTAATATAAATTGTATTTTTTAATTTTTTTTTGTAAAGCAGTTTTAAATAATTATAATACAATAAAAATATTGTATTGAATGTATCTCCTAACATTATATTCTTATTTTCTTCATAAACTATATTATTTTCATTAGTTACCATAAAATTCTTCATACTTTCACTATATATCATAATTCCCAATTTAATAGTATTTTTATGATAATTATAAGGATATGGGTCTAATATTGCACCATCATAATATTTATTATTATTATAGAGGATTGGAGTGCATATTAAAGGAATATTTATACTCATTATTAATCCATCTATAACTTTCATATTTGGACTATTGATATAATTAAAATATTCTACTCTATTTAACGTCTGATTTACACTATTTATTGTTAATATTTTATCTGTTATATTATATAATTCAATAAATGTTATATTTATATCAATATTTTTTGTTAAAAACATTGATTTTATTAAATTTCTCATATTTGTTGTTTCAACAAAACCTCCTAAATTTATAATATTTATTAATTTAATATCAAAAAAACTTGTTAAATCAATATTTAAAATAATATTTTTTATTTCATTAATAGAATAATGTATATTAATCAAAGCACAAATTAATGCACCAGCAGAGCATCCAGTTAAATAAATAAAATTTTTAATTGGGTAATAGTTATTGATTATATCTAAAGAACCAATATAGGATAAACCATTTAATCCACCTGAACCAATTATTAATTCATTAAATTTATTAAATTTATTTTTTATTATATTTTTTATTTCGCCTTTCATAAATTATATTAAAAATATTTTTTTATATATAGTTATTATGGATAACTACGATTATTATGGTAATTATAAAAATAAAGATGAATACCCTTTATTTACTGTTAATGATTTGCAGAAAAAAGCAAAATCTAGAGAAACTAATAGAAATAAAATATATTTTTCTATAGCAAAGAGATGTTTTGATAAAATTAAAGAAACTTCTGAAAATGATGAAACAAATTGTTTTTTTAAAATTCCTGAATATATCCCAGGTTTTCCTTTATTTAATATGACAGAAACTGTTTTATATTTATTAAATTTATTACAAGAAAAAGGATTTAAATGTAGATATGTTAATGGATATGTAATTTACATAACTTGGACTTTACCTAAAAAAGAATATAAAACTATTGAAGATAAAAAACCTTTTATGGGAAATAATATGAATAATATAAATAATCCTTTAAATGAAATACATTTAAAATATAAGCCTGTGGAAGGAAATAGTTTTAAAGACTTTATTCCTAGAAAAAAATAAAAATTTTTTTATTTTACATATACTATATTCTTTATTTTCCTTTTGCTCCAATATATTTTCCTAATTTAAATATATTGTCCATAATAAATATGATAATTAGACCTAAAACAATTAAAACAATTAAGTCTTGAATATCATTTCCTTCTGATTGATTTGAAAAACTTTCTATAGTTTCTTCATCAGAAGTATTTTTAGTTTGTATCATCGTTTTATACTTTCTGAATTCATTTTCTAATTGAACAAATCTATCTTGCAATGATTTTTTTTCAACATCATCTTGGAAAGGTTGATAATTATTAGTTTCTTGATAAAGACTATTTACTTTATTTAATGGATTAAATCTATATTGATTGTAATCTTCATTTATATTATTTTCTGGCATTTTGTTTCTTTCTACATAATTCATAGTATTTAATATTTTTTTAAGATTTTCGTTGTCTGATTTAAGACTTTCATATTCCATTTGAGATTTAGATTTATACATATTTACTTCTTCATTATAATCTTTTTTAGGTTGATTTGAATTTATTGTATTTATTGTATTTATTGTATTATTTACAGTATCTTTATTATTATATTGATTATTATTGTTGTTATTGTTGTTATTGGTATTATTGGTGTTATTGGTGTCTTGATTTTTATTTAAACTATTACCCCAGGCTTCTTCTAAAGAACAATAAGAAATTTTAGACATTTCTATACTAATATTATATTAGATTTTTTTAATGTAAAAAAAAAATTTATATTAAAATTAAAATAAAAAATGAATTATTAAAAAAAGAATATTTAAAATTAGAAATATAATTAAATATAAATATGAGTGAAATAAAACCTTTTATAAAATGGGTTGGTGGAAAAACTCAAATTATAGAAAATTTAATTAAACAATTTCCTAAAAAAATAAATAATTATCATGAAATTTTTTTAGGAGGAGGAAGTGTATTATTAACAATTCTTGATTTACAAAAGAAAAATATTATTAACATTGAAAATAAAATATATGCTTACGATATTAATCAAACATTAATATCTTTATATAAAAATATACAGAATCAATATAAAGACTTACATAAATATTTAAAGGATTATTTTAATAATTATGATAGTTTAGATGGAAAAGTTGTTCATAGAAAACCTAAAAATCTTGATGAAGCAAAAACATCAAAAGAAAGTTATTATTATTATTGTAGAAGTAAATTTAATAGCTTACAAAAAAATGAATCTATTGAAAAAAGTGCATTATTTATATTTTTGAATAAAACATGTTTTAGAGGATTATATCGTGAAGGTCCAAATGGTTTTAATGTTCCATATGGACATTATAAAAAAACACCAAAATGTATAAGTTTAGAAGAATTGAAAAAAATTAGTGAATTCATAAAAGATGTTGAATTTAGTTGTTTAGATTATAAAGAATCATTGAAAGAAATAGAACAAAATGATTTTGTATATATGGACCCACCGTATGCACCTGAAAACAAAAATTCTTTTGTTGGGTATAATAAAGATGGATTTAGTTTAGAAGACCATAAATTATTATTTAAATTAATAAATAATTTAAATGAAGAAAAAAGTATTGTTGAAATAGTTGAAGAAAGTTTAAATAATCAAATTATTGAAGAAAATGAAATAAATGAGCTAGAAAATAAATTAGAAAAAATAGACATCAATAAGGAAAATAACCAAGAAGAAAATAAAATAAAAATATTATTAAGTAATGCTAAAGTTGATTTGGTTATAAATTCATTTGATAAAAAAAAATATTTTTTTGAAGAATTAATATGTAAAAGGTCAATTAATGCTAAAAATCCAGAATCTAAAACAACTGAAATATTAATAAGAAATTATAAAGAAAAATGAGACAAAACAATATAAAGATAACTAATTATATAAATGGTAATGTGGATTATGGAATTAAAAGAATTGCTATAAGTCACAAATTTTTCTTACCCATTTCATAACATTTAGACAAATGTTAGACTCATATTTATAAATACCGAAAGAAAGTAATCTGCTGAAATTGTTTATTTTTTAGAAATATTTTGTCTCATTTTTATTTTCGGTCGATGTAATAAGAAATTATAATATTGAATAAGTTAATAAATTATTCATCGAATTTATATGTAAAATGATTTATTTGATATATACTAGTCATTATTTTTGGATGTTTCCAATCTACTTTAAAAATATGAATAATATTATTTTTATCTTTTGAAATAAATAAAGAAATAATTTTTTTATTTTTTATTTTATCATATATATATCTATAAGGAAAATATAGTTGTCGAATATTAAAGCTATTAATGTTTTTTCCATTTTTTAATTCAATAATAAGTATATAATTTTTAGATTCAAAACATCCATCTGTTTCAAATTGACAACCATCTATTTTTATTTTTTTACCATTTAATATTGTAAGAAAAGAGCATCTATGTCTTCCATTTAGTAAAGAACCAAATAATATTGGTTCATTAAGATAATCTTTTGTTTCAAATAATCCACAATATCTTAGATTATCTAACATACTTGTTTCACTATTACCTAAATTTAATATTTGAGAATTTTTATTAGTATTTAATTTTATTAGTTTTGTTAGTTTTGTTAGTTTTGTATTATGATAATTTAATTTTAAATAATTTGATGAAGGTGTTATTAAATATAATCCATTTTTTATTGATAATATATGAATATTTAGATCTTTAAATATTTTCGGTCTGTCTTCAAGAGTATCCATTTTACATAATAATCTTGATTCAAATTGATTACTTTTTCCTTTCCAACCTTTTTTTAATTTTTTTATTTGTTCAGAAGAAATGATTATTTCTTTTTGATATTTATAGTCTAGACTTTTTAATATATATATCCATGGACAATTATTATCATGATAATTTAAAAGATTATTAAAAAAACTTTCTAAATGTATTAAATTTTTTTGTTGATTATTTAGACTTAGAAGGTTAAATTCATTGAATAAATCATTCATTTTTAATTTATTTTAGATATAAAATATTAATCAATTTTTTTAAATATTTTAATTCATAATTTACCTAATAATACAACTATTTAATTGATTTAAAATTTTTTTATATAATAATAATTTATGGATATAGAAGTAATAAAAAATATATTTTTGTTATTTGTAATCATTGTTTTATTTTTATTATTATCGAATAATAAAAAATATAATGAATTATTAAATAAAAATAAATTTAATTATTTAATTTTATTAATTATTGTTTATTTTGTTTATATTGAAGTACCATTAATCATTATTGTAATTTTACTTTTAATATTTTTATTTTTAAATAAACATTTATATAATAAATATTTAAAGCAAAATCAATATTTAAAAGATTTATTACCTAATATAGAAAGTTTTGAAAATAATGAAGAAGTAGATTTCATTCCATATGAATCAAAAGAAGAACAAAAAGATGAATCTAATAATCAATTAATTAATCAATCTAATAGTGAATCTAAGAATAAAGAAAATAGTGATGAAAATAATATAAAAGAAATTATTAAAATGGTAAGTGATTCTAATGATGATGAAAATAATAAAACTTATACTGAACCTTTTAAGGACAAAGTATTAAATATTAAACAACATTTAAATAACGCTTTAAATATTAGTCATTAAATTTTTTTATCTTTATAAAATAATGGACACATTATTAACTGGAATATCAAATAGTCAATTATTTAATGGCTCAATAATGTTATTAACAAATATTGGTGGAAAATATTTAGCTTTAGATATGCCTAAAAATATAGATAGTTTATTTGAACAATATGCATTTTTAAGATATTTAATATTATTTTCAATATTTTTTATGGCTACAAGAGATATTAAAATATCTATATTATTAACATTATTTTATTTTATAGTTATAAAATTTTTATTAAATGAAGAAAGTCGTTTTTGCATAGTAAAAAAAATTGAAAAAAAGTAAATTTTGTAACCTACTTTATAATGCGTAATATTTTTTAAAAAAATATAATTGTCTTTTATAATTATGACCAGTTTTATGAATAATTTTAATATACATAAAGAAAATAATTTCAATGAAAGAAATACAAATAGTATTCCAATAGGAAATAATAATATTTCTATAAATAAAGAAAATATTGATTTAAAAAGAGATTCTATAAATAATATAAGTCCAATGCTAGGAAATTCTAATAAAATACATATTCCAGAAGGAACTAAAATTAAAATAAAACCATCTTTTAAAAAAGTTCCAAATGATACATTCAGTATGATGGCAAATCAAAAAAAAAGTGGATTATCATCTGCTGAAAATAGTGATGATGATTCTTTAGAAAATGATGCTATATCAAATAATAGTGGTCAATCTCAAATTAATTTTGATGAAGAAGACGGAGATGAAGGAGAAATTTATTCAAATAATAGTGAAAATTATGAAGAAGGTGATGATGAAGACGATGAAGGCGATGAAGGCGATGAAGACGATGATGATGAAAGTGGTGAATATGAAGAAGGTGATGACGATGATGATGAAAGTGAAGCATCTAAAAAAAAGAAGAAAATGAGTTATGAAGAAATACAACAAGAAAAGCAAAAATTATTATTTAATTTAGATAGACTTCAAAAACAAGGTTATCCTCCTTCTAAAAAATATTCTATGGCATCATCTTTTGAAGATTTAACTTATGAACATGATAGATTAAAAAAACAAAGAGATGTTGAGAAATCAATTAAATTTAGTAGAAAAATGTTAATGGCATTTACAAGTGGTATTGAATTTTTAAACAGTCGTTTTGACCCATTAGACATTAAATTAGATGGTTGGTCAGAAAATATGATGGAAAATGTAAATGATTATGATGAAGTTTTCGAAGAACTTCACGATAAATATGGTGAAAGTGTAAAAATGGCTCCAGAATTAAAATTAATTTCGATGGTTGCTGGAAGTGGATTTATGTTTCATTTAACAAATTCATTATTTAAAAGTGCTACTCCTGATTTGAAGGATATATTAAAACAAAATCCTGATATTATGAAAAATATTGGGGAAGCCGCTGCTAAAAATATGAATCAAAATATCGATTCTAGATTTGGGGCTAATGATTCAATAGGAAATATGATGAAATCAGGTATTAGTGGGAAAGTTTCATCAATGAATTCTGGAGGACAATCAACTATGAGTGGTCCTAAAGGAATAGATGATTTAATAGGTGAATTAAATGATGACGATGATGCCAGTATAAGTAGTGAAGAATCAATGAATATGAGTTCATCATCAAGAAGAGCTAAAAAAAATAAAAAAGGTGGGTATAGTTTAAGCATTTAATTATTAATTTTATACCTTAATTCAATGTAATGTAAATAAATAAATATTCGTATAATTTTTTGTTATTTTTGATAAATATATAGTATTAATGTATATTTCAAACTTTAGAAAATGTATAATCAATCATAAAACAAGGGTTGAATGTGTTATTGATTATGTAAATAAAATATTAATAGAAACTGATGAAAAATTTATAGATGGTGTTCAAGAAAATTATGATGGATTTTTAGTATTAGTTTTAGTTGTAGCTATGAAAAAAAATGAAGATATTGTAATAGATGGTAAAGTATCATTTAAGTTATATTATAATATTGTGAATCATATTATGCCAATTATAAAAATTATTCATCCTGATTTTGAAATAATTAAAATAAAAGTTAATGGATTTACTGATGAAAAATTTGAGACAAATTATGGAATTGGTTGCGGTCTAAGTTGTGGTGTTGATAGTTTATGTTGTATAGAAGATTATTATTTTAAACAATGTAAATCATATAAATTAACTCATTTAACTAATTTTTTTGCTGGAGCGACGACTAATAGAACAGTTTATGAAAATAAATTAGTAAATATAGGAAATTATGTAGATGAAATAGGATTGGATTTTATGCAAGTAAATACAAATTTTTACAAAATTAATAATTTAGAACATCAATATTTTCATACATTGCGAAATTTAAGCATTCCATTATTTTTTCAAAAATTATTTAATAAATATTATTATGCTTCTTCATTTTCATATGTAAATTCTAAAATTATTCCTGGTAGTCAATCAATAACTTCTACAGAACCTATATTAATTCCATTTTTATCAACCGAAAATATTGAAATTATTTTACACGGTGCTCAATATTCAAGATTGCGAAAAACAAATATTATTTCACATAATAAATTAGCATTTAAATATTTAGATGTTTGTGTTCATCCAAATTATTATGAAACAATACAAGAAAAAATTAATTGTTCAAAATGTTTTAAATGCTTGCGCACATGTGCAACATTAGATTATTATAATGCGTTATACAAATTTGAAAATGTTTTTGATTTAGAAATTTATAATAAATATAAAAAAGAATATTTAGAAAAATTAGATACAACAAATCCATATGATAGAGAATTAATGAGTAGATATTATTTTAATGATATATTGTATGTTAATGCTAAATCAAATTTAAATTTTAATGAATTAAATTTAAGTAATAAGGATTTGAATAAGGATCTGAATAAAGAAGAAAATAATCAAGAAAATGTTAAAGAACTAAATAAGGAAAATAATAAAGAAAATAAAGAAGAACTGAATAAAGAAGAAAATAATAAAGAAAATAAAGAAGAACTGAATAAGGAAAATATTGAAGAAAATAAAGAAGAAAATAATCAAGAAAATAAAGAAGAACTGAATAATCAAGAAAATATTGAAGAACTAAATAAAGAAAATAATCAAGAAAATATTGAAGAATTGAATAAGGAAAATAATCAAGAAAATATTGAAGAAAATAAAGAAGAAAATAATCAAGAAAATATTGAAGAATTGAATAAGGAAAATAATCAAGAAAATATTGAAGAAAATAAAAAAAATATTAATAAAGTAAATAAAATATTAGAAGAAGAAAAAACATATAGTGAAAATAATTCATTCCAAACATATATTATGAATAGTACAAATACTTCTAGTGAATTAATAAACAATCAATTAGAAAATAATATAGTATCAAATAATATTGAATTAAATATACATATAAATGAAGAAGTAAAAAATAAAAATATAAAAAATGATAGATTTTGGTGGGCATTTAAAAAAGATTGGGAATTAATAATAAATGTAAATCAAATTAAAGCTTTAAAAGATGTTATTGTAAAAAAAAATAAACAATTACATTCTTCTCAATTAAATGAAAATGAAAAAATTTCTTATAAAAAAGGAAAATTATTTAAATTAGAAAAAGAACAAAATGATGAATTATATTACAAAATAATTATTTAATTATTTTTTTATTTTTTATATTTTTGTTCTATCATATATAAACCTTGTAAATAGGAGTCTGCCAAATCATCTTTTTTCTTGTGTAAATTAAAAAATTCTAAATTATTTACATCATTATTTTCCTTCAAAAAATATTTAACATGTTCGACTGCCATTTTCTTTTTATCTCCATAAGATAATTTTTCTGCTTTTTTATTTTTTTTATTTATTTCATTCGTTTCATTATTTTCATTCGTTTCATTAGTTTCATTTACTTCATTCGTTTCATTAACTTCATTCGTTTCATTAACTTCATTCGTTTCATTAACTTCATTCGTTTCATTAGTTTCATTTACTTCATTCGTTTCATTAACTTCATTCGTTTCATCATTAACTTTATTCGTTTCATCATTTTCATTCACTCCATTATCTATAAAATCTGTAATGAATGCATTTTTTTCAGATTTTTTTGCTTTTGCTTTTGAATTATTTATTTTAAGTTGCTTTAAATCAATACTAGGACCTTTATATACTTTCAATTTATTAGAAGCATTGCAAAAATCAATAAAATTAATTTTATTTTCATTAGTATTCAATACTTTACCGTACATTAAAAAATATGAATAAACAACCATTTGTATGGATTTCATTTTTGGATTTTTTAATGATGGTTGGTTTTCTATAACAACGCCATCAACATCTAATAAAAAATTATTTTCATTTAATTTTTTTGGTATATTTTCAAAAACTAGAATCATATTTTTTTTCATTTCAGGATTTTCTATTAGATTAATAATTCCCCAATTTAATATATTTTTTTCTTTAGTTTCTTCATTATAATTTATGATACAATAACTTAAATTTATAATTCCTATATCCCATGATAAGATTTTCATATAATTCCTTAAGTTAAATAGTTTTTAAATAAAAATAATTTATTTTTATAAAAAATATAAAAATAATACTATTTAAAATAATTTATATGTTATAAATTAATCATTTAATTTTTAAATAAATAAATTTAAACACTGTTAGCATTTGGTTTTTTTTCATAGTATCTGAATCCATTATCAAAAGTATTAGCACCATAATTTTTGAATCCAATACATTTTGGAGAACCATTTACATAAGCAAATTTATTTTTTAAAGCAGGGTCAACGTATGGTAACCAATAGCAATTTAAATAATTAGTTTGACTTGGAAATCTTCTATACCAGAAATTGTAATAAGTATATGGATCACCACATTTTGAGTTAAAATATCCGAATCTAGCTCTTGGGTTAGTGTAAATAGTATTTGGTTTAACGCACCAAGAACCACTATTTGTTAAGTTGTAGCTGTTTACAGTAAAATTTTTCATGTTTGAAGGATTACTTACTCCATACCATTTAGTATTTCCGCTCATTATAATATAAATAAATATTTTTTTTTTAATTTAATTAAAAATAATATTAATTAATTGTTTTTTAATTTGTTTAAACTATTTTTAAATCCATAAATGTTTGTAATGAATTATTTGGATTATTAATTGGTTTTTTTCTTTTTAATTTTAATGAATCATGTGTTTTCTGTAATATATTTTCATTTACATTAAATTTTAATCCGCCTTCAAAATCTTTATTATGATTCATAGATTCTTCTATTTTTGGTATAATAGATATTAATGGAGGATCAATTAAACTAAATATTTTATCATTATTTAAACAATTTTCTCTAAATTCTTCTATAGATAAATATCCCCCGAACATTTTTAATGATTCTCTAGGAGGTGCTAGATTAATTTTTATAAATTTTCTATAATATAATTTCTTATACATTAAATTTAATAAACTATATCTTTCATATACATTTTCATCATTTAAACTAAAATTATAAGATGCAGTACAATTAAAACTACAAAAAATTCCTTTTACGTGAAATTTTTCTTTTTTATATTTATAAGGAAGACTACAAGGTGTATTATCAAAACAATGACAACACCACCAACAACTTATATTTGTTTTTTCAGGCCATTTTTTTTCATTATTACAATTTATAAATTCATATAATATATTTCTTAAGTTCTTTTTAATAACTTTATTACAATTTTTTTGGTCTATTTCCCAAGCCTTATTTTTCTCTATATTTGTTGATATATTTTGCTTATTAGTAATTTCATCTTCATTATAATTATTAAAATGTTCATTTACTTCTAATAGATTCATTTGAGTTGGTAAATTATCATCATTATTTATTACATTATTTATTGAATTATTTATTGAATTATTCATTTCATTATTCATTTCATTATGAATATTATAATTTGTTTCATTTTCTAAAGGAACTGGTTCTTTATCTTTTTCTTCTAAATTTATTGGTAAATGTAAAATTAACATTTCATTTTTATTTTCTTCATAAAAAGTTTTAGGTAATTCTTTAATTGAATAAACTTTTTCTTTAGGTTTTCTTCCTCTTTTTTTTGGAATTTTTTCAATTTCTTCTTCATTAACCTTATTTTTTGGTTTTCTTCCTCTTTTTTTAGGAATATTTTCATCTTTATCACTTTTTTCTTCATTATTAAAATCATTTATTTCTTCATTATTATTCTCATTTATTTCTTCATTATTAAAATCATTATTCTTATTTATTTTTTCATTATTAACTTCATTATTAACTTCATTATTAGTCTCATTTATTTCTTGATTTATATTTATTTTAGTAGATTCTTCATTATGATTTTTAGGCTTTCTACCTCGCTTTTTTGGAATATTTATTTCATTACTCATTATAAATATTTCTTTTTGTTAATTTTTTAAATACATTATTTTTTAAAAAATAAAATATATGTACTTAAAGTAGTAATGATTAGTGAAAATGAAAATCTTAAATTTGAATATAATAATCTAATAAAAAAAACTAATGAAACAAAAAATATTTCATATTTAAGTAGGATTACTCATAAAAATAATAAAGGATTAAAAAATAAATTTAAAACTGATTATTTAGATAAATTTCCTTATTTACTTCCACAATTTTATTTAAAAAGTCCTAAATATATTAAAGATTTTCACGAAATACAATCTAATTTAGAACTTTTTACATTAAAATATGATAATTTAAAAAGAATATTGGATTTAAATAAAAATATATTAAAAATCCCAAGTTCAGGAATAAATTTAAATTGTGCTAAAGAAAATAATTTAATATTTCAGCATTTAGATTTTGATAAAGCACATGATTATAATTATTTAATATCAAATAAAAAAATATATAGTAATTTAATGGAATTTAGAGTAAGTCAAAAATTATATACAAATATTGTTCAAAAAATGTTTATAACTGTATTAAATAAAAAATTAAATAGTAATGAAATTTATATTTTTACAAAATTATATAATGATTTTCATTCATTAATAAAAAAACTTTTTAAACATAATCATTCATTAGGGATTATGGGATTTAGAGAATTATTTCATTTAGATATTGACAAAAAACAAGAAAATCAAGTAAAAAAAGAAAAATATGTATTAATTAAAGGAA